TTCCAGACCTTGATGGTCTTCATCTGCCAGTCGCCATCGGCCAGGCCTTTACGGCTGGCCAGCAGGGCAACGCTGTTCATCTTGTTGAAGCCAGGCAGGAAGTTCTTCTCGCCGTCCTTCTCGTAGAAGTTGTCGCCGTTCTTGTTGCTGGTGCACTCACGCAGCTTGTACTTCTTGCCATCGACGGTTTCAGCGTGCAGCTCGACGAAACCAGCGCCGGAGTCATACTTACCGGCCCAGAAGGCGGTGATGGTCATGTCGTAGCTGTTGGAAGGCAGCAGGAAGCCGCCACCCAGGCTGTCACGCTCTTCGCCACCGACTTTTTCGTTTTCGAGGGCTTTGGCTGCTGCGAATGGGTTCAGGGACATTTTTCTTTACCTATGTGGGGTTTTGTTTACAAAAAGCGCAGAAGCGCCCGGAGGGGCGCAATCAGTCGTAGAATTCCTGGAGACGGTCGATGACCAACTGGATATCATTATCCATGTAGGTTTCGTGCTCGTCCCAGAGGCCCATAGGGCCGCGGATACGGCTATTGACCGTTTCCTTGGTGATCTGGGTTTGGAACACGTGCTTGTAGCCCACCAGGCGCTCACGCTCGGTGATCTTCAGCATATCGTGTTCTTTGACCTCGTCATTCAAGGTCAGCTTGGTGGTAGCGATGACAATGGAGAACCACGCCTCGATACCGTTGTTTTTCAACGACCCGGCTACTGGCACCGCGGTTTCCATCACCATTTCTTTCTCATTGAGCTTGGTGAGGGTGTGAGCGGTGAAGATGACGATCTTGGAGCTGTTGGCCACCAGATCCTGCATCACATGGCGGAAGTATTCCGCGAAATCGCCCCAGGCCTTGCGGCCGTCGGCAGCAGGCTTCACGAACTTGCTGACGTACATGTCCAGCAAGAAAGTGAGGGTGTCGACGATGATCACCTTAACTTCCGGGTCATCCTCGGCTTTGGCGAACGCCTGGTCGAGTTGATGCGGGTTGGTGATGGTCAGGTCGTACTTGAACTTGGTGCGAAAGGGCAATCGCTTGCCAGCTTCGCAGTTGAGGTACATGACCGACTCTGGGTTCTTCAGGTTGCGCAACGACGCGGATTTACCCGAGGCCGAGGGGCCACAAACCAGGACCAGATGGTCATTGATGCCTTTGGACATACAGTCCTCCTTTGAAATCGAAAAAGCCCCCGGATGGGGGCCTATTTACGCTACACGCGCCATGATGCGCTTGTTAACGGTCTTCATGATGGTTGTCATGATTTCCATCTCATCAAGCTTGTCTGGCAGCTTCTGATTGAGCGCGATGACCTTTTCCATTACTGGATTGGCGTCAAAGCCGGCGTCCACCAAGATAGTGGCGAAACGGAGCAGCATGTTGTTGCGATTGCCGTCACCGGTGTTGTTGATAACCCATCGTTCCAGGTTATCCATGTGTTGCTGGGTTTCCAGCTTCACTTTGCGCTCTTCGTTCTTCGAGGTCTTCGGAATGAACGGAAGTACGTCGAACAGGTCGCCTTCGGTGTACTCGTAGTGACCTTCGTTGGTCAGCCACTTTTTGCAGCGGTGCGCACACTGCTCATCGACTTCAAACGGCAAAGACGCCAACACACCCTTGTAGAATTCCTCGTAGTCCTTCTTGTCCAGCTTCAACTTGTAGTTGAGGGGCAGCACAATACGGAAGCACGGATTTTCGGCCGTGTGGGATTTCGTGGTGTAGTAGAACGCTTTATAGCCGGCCAACAGAGTCTTGGCAGTTTCAAGCGGGCAAGTGCCGTCGATATCCAGCACCAGCATGTCGAAACCAGGAATGGCGCCTTCTTCGTTGCGGTACCCGCCGTGTACGTGGTGCGTAAGCCAGTTGATACCGTTACGCTTGGCTACCATGTCCAGCTTGTCCCAGGCCACCGTTACGTTCTTGTAGTCGCTGGTCATATCCGCATTCGCGGTGTAAGACAGCGTCAACTTGTCGAGATTGGTTTCTTCCAGGGTTTCACCCCGGATGAACTCGATACCGTCGGTGAAGGCCTTCTTGATGATGATGTTGTGGCGATACCCGTAGGCAATAGCCAGTTGCATCATTTCAGTGCGCGCAGACTGGGTGCCCTTGTAATAAGGCAGCTCAGTGATCAGGTCGTGCTGGGTCAGTTCCTGATTGCAGGTTGCAATGAACTTGGCCAGCTTGATGTAGTTCTTTTCGCGCGACATGAGCATCTCGAATGCTTCACCGCAGTCTTCAGCCAGGCGAATGGCGTTCTCCAGGTGATCCATGGTGATTTCCGGCGAACCGTCAATAAACGCATAGCACCCGGCAACTTTCAGTGCCTTGAAGTAGCGGTGGGCCTTCTCTGCCTTCCTGGCTTCGTCGTGCTCAGGGTAGGTGGCTGCAACACGCTCACAATCCAGCTTGTACTGGATAATGGCGAGTGCAACTTCCTTGTCCATGGTCAGGACTGTATTCAGGTGACTGAAGTCGGCCAGGCGGCCCAGTTTGACCGCGAAGTCTTCAATGAACTTGCTACTGACCTGGTTGGTCATCAGCTCGTACACCTGCTCCGGGGTCAGGTTGAGGTTGCGCTCGGACTCGCGCCCGTAGCTGAAGAAACAGCGCCGGGCATAGCCGATATCCAACATGCTGTTGAGCTCTTCCTCGATCTTGCCACCATCCAGCAGCTTGCTCGGCGTACCGAACATAAGCAGGTTGGTTGGTGTCTTGCCGATGATTTCCTCGCTGCGCACGTTCTCGGTGGTCACCTTGGTCAGCTTTTGCTTGATGCTACCAACGTCGTACAGTTCCAAGTACGTGGTCACGACCTCCTGCCGGCCCAACAGGTTGCTGCCGATTTCGTCGATGATCATGTTCAGGGAACCGGCGTTCGCCATCAGCACCTTGTGGCGCAGCTGCTTCACCGCTGCCGGTGTGGCATCGTCGAAGTCGTAGATGAACGGGCCCAGGCTGCCGTACTCCTTCTTGACGGCTTGCAGCTCGTCATTCGGGTCGACGCCCTTGCGGGTTGCACGGCGCGAAGCCAGCGTGTCCAGATTGGGCTCGGCGATCAGGTCGAAGTTTTCCATGAAATTCTCGCGGAACAGATGCGTGATCTCGTTCTGCAGGATGTTCGAGGAAAAGCCCTTGCCGGCACCAGAGGTAGCCAGATTGAGCGCGTACATGTTGACCGGGATTTCACCGCGGTCATGGGTCTTGATGCGCACCCGCATTTGCGAGGCGATCATGCAGAGGTGGAACGTGGCCTGCACCCGGAAGAACAGAGTATTGCTACTCTGGGTCTTCTCGCAGAGCAACCGAACCAGATGTTCGGTCGCCGGGTGCGGAACCATATCCGCGTATGGTTTCATGGATTCTCCGTTGCGTTAACCAAGCACCAAATCGCCGGAGGCGATCAGCGCGTCTTTCTGTGTGCAAGCACTGAAGCCAGCACAGTACAAGCAGGCTTTCACCTGACCTGGAACCTTCTTGATGAACCCGGTGCCACCGTCGGCGTGGAAACGCTCCGAGGCCTCGCGTTCAGTGTCGAAGTTCTTGGTACTGCGCTTGCCAGGGATATGGGCGTCGGCAGCCTTCTTGTAGTACTTGTACTGGTCGTCACCACGCCACAACTCTTTGTCAGTACACGGCGGGATGTCAGTTTCCGGTGCCTGGTCGTATTCCTGCAACAGGCGTATGCGTTCGCCGGCCCACTCTTCAGTAGTGCCTACGTCCCACAACTCGTAGCGCTTGGTGAGCATGCGGTGTGGTGGATAGCCTTTGGCACCCAGGGTACGGCTCATCATGCGGGACCAGTCCGTGATGTTGAACGTCACGTTCATGTGGTCCTTGGTGATGATGTGCGGGGCCAGTAGCTTGTACATGGAGCCCTGTTTGACGTAGTCCTCACCATCGGTGTTCATGTACTTGAACGACCCGGTGTTCTTGAGGTCTTCGACTACTCCACCGCCAATGAAGTCGGCCTGGCCGGAAACCATGACACCGGCAATGCGCTTGAAGAAGCGCACCTCGGTGTAGCACGGAATGCAGCCAGGCACTGCGTCAATCTCTTCCTGGCTTGGGTTCACCAGCACTTTGCTGGCTACCCGCGGCGGGCTGCCCAGTTCCATGAGGGTCTTGCGAACCTCCTCGATTGGGCGCTTCCAAGCACGCTCATGCCCGTCATGAATAGCGGCGCCAATGCGGTTGGCGATCTGGGCTTCCACGTCGATGATCAAATCACCGGGTGGAACCCGGCCAGCCAGGATGACTTGGCGCGTAGGCTTGATCAGGGTGGTCACCGACACATCCGCGTTACCGCGGCTGTAGTAATCGGTACCCAGGAATACCTGAGCAAACAGGCTCAAGCCAGTGTTGTTGGTGTACTTGCGTGCGACCTTTTCATCACTCATCAGGGTTGTCCTTCAGCCACTGGCCAATGGTTTCATAGGCCTCTTTGATGTCTTTGCGCATGGACTTGCCGCCGGTGCGCACGCCTGGTACCAGCAGCTTTTTGCGTGCATGGGTCAGCCGGCTGTCATTGAGCGGGAACAGCGTGTCGACACGGTAGGTGTCTATAGCTACCCAGTTTTCAGGCAGACGGCGCCAGTAGGCCGGGTAAGCGTCGATGGCGTACTGCAGCGGGTCTTCCGTGGTGGCTTTGTTGCACGGGTCCTTTGACAGGTCACCCATGCGGATACGGACCACTCCGTTGATCTTGATGCACACGTCACCCGGGTTCTCGCCCTTGATAACTTCGACCTTGTCGCCATTGGTGCCGGTGGCTACCAGGCCCACGCTCTCTTCGTCGCGCCAGGCAAAGTTCTCGATTTTGACGGGGTAATAGTCTGTGGTCTTCGAGTCGAAGAAACGCAAGAATCCACTTTGCTGGTCCAGGGTCATGCCGAGCTGCATGGCGCCCACATTGATGTGTCCGTCTTCGGACCATTCCTTGAACACGGCCAGAGACCAGTCACGTGCACTGTTGTAGCGCTCTTTCGGTTGCTCATGGCCTCCGATGTACATGATGCGGAGTTTTGGCGTACCGGTGACTGCGTAGGGGCGTACTACCACCAGTGGCACATATTTGCCTTCGCCGAGCATGCCGACGATGGGTAGTACAGGAACAACTAGCATGGACATGTGATACCTCACTTGGTTTGGGCAGCGTGAGCTGCGCGGATTTCAGCCAGCGTCGGGGACCGACGTACCAGCTTGGAATAGTCCTGCGGTACTTCATGAGCCTCAAGCTCAATGGCCCAGGCATTGTCGAAGTCACCTGAGATTTCCCAGGTGTCAGCGATCTTGTGGCGTGTGATCAGGGCAATGGCCAACTTGGCCGCTGCCATGTATCGGCGCGCCTGACGCTCTTCAAGCTGCATCACAACCTTTATCAGGTCGGTGCTGATGCGCTTGTTGCAGGACAGCAGGGTAAACAGGCGAGTGGCGGACAGGCGTACCTTGTCGTGGCTCTCGTCCGTCAGGCAGATGCCCGTGAGGATATCGTCCACACCACTGTTGCTGGTGTGGTTGAGCAGTGTCCCGAAGAAGTGGTGGTGCGGGTTATTGACCCAACGTGTACGCGGACCGCCGATCACTACCTTGTTGGTTTGGTGGTTGCGGATACGATCGGTACGGGCTTTCCCAAGATGGCCCCACAGGGTCGGAAAGTCGTCGATGTGCGGGGAGGTTTGCATGGGAAAATCCTTAGAAAATGATTGATCAAAAAATGAGCAGTAAACGGCCCCATTATATAAAGGGGTCTACTCCGCCCCCTTCGCTTAAAGCGCGAAAGCTACCGGAGGTAGCCCCCAGGCTCCGCACTCCTCCCCTACTTCTAGGGGAGGTCGAGCACGGGCCGGCGCGCCCCTAGCTGACCGGCGCAGCCGGTGCTGCGACGGGGATGCGCAAGGCACGGGCGATGACCGAGCCGTAATAGACGCACAACGAAAAAACCCCGTCACATGGACGGGGTCTTGTTAGAAGTGTCAGCAGGGTCAAGGCTTAATGGGCGATTGGTGTGTGTAACCCGCTGACAGGGATGAATATAGGATTGTGGTGTTCATATGTCAACAGGACGCTCCAGTCTACGCCGTACACCGCTGTCGGGCAGCACCGCTGCGCGGTCAGCCCTCGGCGCTTACCGGCTTGACTGTTCGCTGGTGTAATTGGGGGTTAGAATGCTGTCTAACACCCAATAGGAGGCCAATGATGGCTGTATGTACTCTTGACGCAATGGGTAACGCCACTTGCGGCACCGGGGATTGGAACGGGCCTAAACCCGGCGACCCGGACATGACGCACCTGTTGCTGAAGGCTACAGCAGCTTTCGGCGGCATTGATGTGGAATGGACGTTCCCTAACATCAACCCAAACGCAGTAGCGTACACGATCATCTATCGTAGCCTGCTGCCGGACCCGCTTAGCGCCGTACAGATCAAGTTTGCCCAGGGCAACTTCTATTACGACGCCCTGCCGGCCGAAGACAAGAACCGGTATTTCTACTGGATTCGTGTTGTTTCCATCTACGGCACACAGGGCGATTTGATCGGCCCAGCGTCCGCGGTGTCGAAATCTCGTATTGAGCAGACTATTGAAGAGCTGACTGGCAAGATTGACGCCGGTGTACTCGCGCAGTCTCTCAAGAAGGAAATTGACCGTATTGAGCTGAACAGTCTGGGCATTACCCAGGAAATCCTGGACCGGGCTGCGAATGATGATTCGTTGGGCGCACGTATCACTGAAGTGTCGGCATTCACCGGCGATACCCGGGCACTGCTACAGGAAGAGGTCCTGGCGCGCACATCCGCTAACGAAGCGTTCGTCTCTACGGTCAACACTCTCTACTCGACTTTGAACGGCAACATTGCTGCCGTACAGACTCAAGTGACGGCATTGGCCACACAGAACAGCGCTCTTGCACAGCGGATGGACACTCTTGAAGCTCAAGTCGGTGACGACCTGGCTCAAGTAATGCAGCAAATGCAGGTGAAGATTGATACGGTTGACGGCAAGGTAACTGCCATCGGCGCCCTTTGGACTGCACAAGTCAACGTCAATGGTTTGATTGGTGGTTTCGGTGTCTACAACAATGGTCAAACTGTTGAAGCTGGCTTTGACGTTGACCGGTTCTGGATTGGCCGCACTGGCACCAACAAGCGCAAGCCATTCATCATTGATCAGGGTACCGTCTACATCGACGAGGCTGCGATCAACAAGCTGGTGTTCAGCAAACTTCGCGATGAGTCTGGCTCGCTGATCGTTGAGAACGGTAAAATCAAGGCCCAGTACCTCACTGTTGAAACCTTGATTGCCACCGAAGCACGTTCTCCTGACTACTCGCCTGGTGTGCGAGGTTGGTCCCTGAACAAAGATGGTACAGTGGAGATCAACGGCAGTGTGGCGGGGCAAGGCCGGATCAGGATCACCAACCAGTTGATCCAGGTGTTCGACAGCAACAACGTACTGCGTGTACGCATGGGTATTTGGTAATGACAGCGGGTATCACGGTTTACAACACCGGCAACATAGTTCAGATCGACGAAACGTACCGAAACATGGTACTGCTACGCTCTGGGCAGTTCACGGCTAACCTGGCTAATACCACTGCCGACCTTTGGTACAAGAACTTCTTACAGGATACTTGGGTAAAAACAACCAAGCATGCGCAGCTGTTCGTTACATGCCCTAACCCAGGCATCACCATGGGTGCAGGCTCTTACCGTAATGGGTACAAGATCCCTAACTTCTTCTATCCGCAAGGGCAGTCGGTAACCTTCCAGTTCTACATTTACGACCTGGTTGGTGCTGCACTTTCTGACCGTGTAGGCCTACAGATATTCGACGGCGCTGCCACCTTGGTATACAGCGCTTATGACTACCCGTTGCGCTTAATACACCACTTCAGGGCTAGTGGTCAGGGTACTGGCACACTGGTTTACACAGCACCACACAGCAATATTGCAATCGCCAGTGCTGGAGGCGGATACGCATGGGATGACGATGGCGTAGACTCGGAATCCTTCTTTACCCGTCTTTGGACTGCTGGGGCTCAAGTGCACGCACGTACAGTAAGTTATACCAACCCTGGCGGTGCCGGGGGCGGTGGTTACGGTGACCCGGACCCCGTGGTGCAGGTTGCTGATATTTCCAACGTTCCACTTAACTATGTGAGGCCTTAAATGCCACAGGGTTTACAAGTATTTAACCCCGACGCAACATTGCGTAACGACATATCCGACAACCTAACCCGGGTCTTGGGTTCTATAAAGGCCCCTTCGACCTTCGGGCGCGTTGCTTGGCCGTACCCTGCCATCGTAGCTTCTCGACGCATGGTTACCACTGTGTCTAACGTGCCTAGCGCCCCCAACGACGTAACAACGGCGTATGCTTTTTACGACGCGGCCGCGGGTAACGTGTATTACAACCAGGGCGACGATAAAGCGCCTATTGACATCCTTTTCATGACTTATTGAGTGGATAGCACTCACCGGGCATACACTGTAGACTTGCTGCGGCAAATAACCTATAGGAATGCCCATGACCACCACTGTACTGTTCACTTTCGTGGCCCCCGATGGTAAACCCATCGCGGACACGGAATTCGTGGTGACGCTGCGTAAAGCAGCGTTTCACGAAGATAATCCAGGGCTCATTTACCCGGATACCGTAAAAGGTGTCACTGACGCTGATGGCCTGTGCTCTCTG